TTTACAGATATAAACACTTCATCAAAATTTTCTAAATCATCTCTAAGTGAAAATTTAATGTTTATTTTCAGTATATTTCTATCTATATCATCTGGCGACTCACTAATAATTATCTCCTTAATTAAAATATATGGTAACCAGGAATCAACTGCATTTATTATAACCTCTTCAATATCTTCTCTCAGTATCTCTGGAGTATTTGGTTCAAATAAAATATTCCATAAATTAGAACCAAATGTAGGATGATTCAATCTTTCTCCTTTTCTTGTCAACAATAAGTTAACTAAGTTTGCTCTTGCTTGTTTTATCTGAGAATAGTTTCTTTTAAACTGACCTTGTCCATCTGGGACAAATGGTAAATCAATACCAACTGCAACATTTTGGTCAAACTTTGATGCTACTGGACCTGGTGTTGCTGGTGGTATATCATCTGGTTCAATAAATATATCGGGTTCTGGTTGATATTGTGCTTCAGGCATTATGGTCTAAACCCCTCTTTTCCATTTTTCTTCTCATCTATTTTTTTCATCAATCCACTATAATCTTTAGTTAATGCTTTTGAAACTGCATCTGGTAAATCATCCATACTCATACCCATACTTTGTGCAGTTTGTTGTGCTACAGATTGTCTTTGACCTTGTGGTGTAAAGTCTTCATATCCCATCATACTTGCTAAATTAGAACGATTAAATCCTGGAGCATCTTGTGATGTAAAAGAAACTTCTTGTTCTGTAGTTTCTGCAGTATTTCCAAGTGTTTGAGCAGTTTCATTTAAAAGGTCATTCAACATAGGATTGTCTTTTACAAATTGTTTTTTCTCATGTACTGGTTGTACATTCTTCATTCCTTGTTTCATAACTTTTTTATGGTCTGTCTTAGGATTCATTGCTTCTTGTATGGCTTTAGGAACACCTCTTTTTATTTCTTCTCGTACAACTTTACGAATTAGTGTTTCTAATGCTTTTACTTGTCTTCCCATATTAACCTCCTATGGTATTAGTTTTCCTTTACCAACCTTTACACCAAACTGACCTTTGTTTGTTCCAGGTATTGGTGGGAATGGTGCCACTATTGTTGCTGGTGATGGTAGTACACCAGTTGGTGCTGGTATTGTTCCAAACGCTGATTGTACACCAGGTAGACTCAACATCAAAGGGGCAAAGTGATTTCCTTCTATTTCTATACTATTAAATAGTTTCAACATGGCAGATGCTACCCTTTTTGCCATCTTTAATTGAGCAACTTGGATTGGTGTACTTGGTTTTGTTTCGGCTTGTTCTTTCATCATTTCTTTGTAATCTTCAATAAAATTTTTAAGTGGTTCATCAGTTAGTTCTGGATTACTTATTTTTCCTATTGCTACACTAAATCCAGTTAGTGGAAATACTGAAGCAGTTGAGGTTGTAGACCCATTGAATACACCTGATATCGCAGTTCCTGGAGTAAACATAGCGTTATTATGATTGTTTACACCTACAACAAGTGTAAGTTTAAAGTAATTTTTTAATGCTTTAGCAAATTCTGTTGCTTGTACCTCTCTTGCTTGTTCTACTGTAAATCCTGGTCTTTGTGATTTTCTATTTGTTATCACAAATGCAAGACCAAGTAATATCTCAATAGCAGGTTTTAAAAATATTGGTTTACCAAGATGAGGGCCTTTATCTGTTCCTTTGATTACAGATTGTGGAGCAGTAGTTACTCCTGGTGGTACTGCTGGCATTCCAGGTGGTAATTTTAAATTAGGTAAAGTTGAGTCTCCAACCGAAAGATGTAATTGTGCAAACTTATGAATAACTTTTGCTAAACATGCTCCTTTTAAAAAACATGCTACATCTACTGGTACTTGAGGTGGTAACTTAGATTGTTGTTCATAACATTTTACAAACCCATCTATCATGTCTTGTTTCATTGTAAGAATAAACTCTGGGTCTGTAAATCTTGCAAAGTCTTCATTTAGTTTTTCAAAAGAACCAACACTTGGTAAATCTGCTGACCCTAATAACTCATCAAATGCCGATTTTGTTGGGTTACCACTTGTGAATATTTTTATCAAGTCTTCGTTTCTTTCTAAGGCATCTCTATATTTTGATGTTCTACCACTTAGACCACCCATAGTTTTTACTATAGTCCAATCCGAAAA